GTCTCCTTCTTCGACCAGTTCATCTATTCGGGTACAGAATATACCCAATCAATAGATGTTTCTTGGTTCTGGAGAGAGGAGCGAATCCTGATCATGCACCTCGCACATGCAACTTCTCTTAATAAGACTTGGCAAAACGTCTCTGTCATATTTGAATTTGACAAGGCGCCTACCCGAGACAATATTAAGAGTCTTCGCAGCCGGCAGAGAACTAGTACGTTATCAAGACAACCGACAAATAGTACTTTTAAAGATACTATGCCAGTTGGTCCTTGGTACGCACCAACGTTAACTGCTGTAGCGAGTCAGACGCTCGAGCCTTCAAAAAAGCGTGCCGTGCAAACGGCTCTGCGTAATGAAGGACAAAGATTCGAGCTATGTCTTCCCGACACTCCAAAGGAGATGTGGGGAGATCTTGCTGATGTTGCTGTGCAGAACGCTCGTTCATTGGATATTAATTCCTTTGAATTCGCTCGAGACCTCGTAAAGTTGAAGGATTCTTGTGATAGCATAATTATGCTATTGCGAGGAAAACCCAACTTACGAAAGTTAGCAGATGCCTGGTTGACATTCAAGTACGGTTTCAGATTACTGATCCGTGACTCGATGGAACTAGGTAATGCACTCGGCGACTCTATAGTCGAAAGGCGGAATAAGAAATTTTCCACCTGTCGCGCTATGGAGAAGAGCGTGTCTATCATTACCAAGGGTCCCTTGCAGGGCCATCCGGTTTCAGAACAGTATAACCTTAAGGTTTACTATTCACCGGATAGTGACAAATTTTTGTCACTCTGTAGAGTAATGATGGACTGGGACACATTTCCGTCCCTACAGAACATTTGGGATTTAATTCCCTTATCGTTCGTAATTGACTGGTTCACTGACTTTTCTCGAACTTTGTCACGAATAGACACTAACACGTATATTAGTACGGTTGATGTCCATGGTGTGATAGAAACTAGGAAGAGTCATATTCAGTCAATACCGGCAGATAAACTTTATCTTCCCGGTGGGGCAGTCTGGTCGGGATGTTTGGATCTGGATATTTATTCCAGACAATTACCAAATCATCTCACCCTCCCGTTACTTAGGTTTGGTTCACCACAGGAGTTTCACAATATTGTGGAACTCACCGCTATCATTATCCAGAAATGGAAGAGATAGCACCAATTTAAGTGCATGTGTTTAAAGCATGCAGGAAGGAGGCCAATTATGGCTAAAAGTATCGTACTTAATCGTACCGATACCCCCTTAGACGGTTCCCCTACATTGACATTATCTCGCGATGGTGTCAATTTCGGAGCGGATTGGCGGGTACGTAGTGATGAACCTGGAGAGGTCATCATCACGAACCTAACAAGTCCGATCGATCGACCTGAGAAATTCCGCTTTGCGATGAATGATATTAAAGATATTTATCGCAATACAGGAATCGAACCTACTCTCTACGCTTCTTCGAGGCGCGGAGCATCAGTGCTCTGTCAACTCATTGATACGTGGACAGTGGTCGACTCAGCCGATCCTTCATACGAACAAGTTCTTCCTATGGAAGGACATATCGTATTGAAGATACCAGCAGCTGAAATTATCACTGCTGATATGATCGTCACTTTCATCGGAAGACTCATCTCGGGTCTGTTCGCAACAGGCTCGATGACGAGCACTCGATTGAAAGCGATGTTCCGTGGCAGCCTCCTGCCACCTGACATGTAGTCAGGAGGTCTGAGGATGTCAAACCGTCACAACCAGATTACCTTAATCTGGAAAGACGTCGAACAATTTGTTCGGCGCACGACCGTCCAACGCCTCTCTATTCCATTGAAGGGAGCAGACTTGCGCACTGCGCAGGATGCCCTACTTCTCTGGGAGATGGCGCTGGTCGACCTCACGACTCCCTTCGGTTCACCTCCAGAGTGGAATCCATTAGAACACATCCGTTTTATTGTGTCCTTGGATTTGATTACTCTGGTGGGTCTGCTTAAATCCGCAGACACTCTTCTACTGCTTAATTGCATAGAAGACAGTCCATCGGATTACGACGACTTTAAACATCGTCTTGAAGCAGAGAACTGGTAGTGGATGGAATATTCCATCCACTAAGGGGTCTCATCGAACAGTGGCATAAAGAACATGCCACTGACGCCTTCCGCCGATTGCATAATGCCTTCGTTTTCCTGTCGAGATTGTCGCTTCGCGACGTTCCCGATCTGGAAGATAAGGCAATGCAAGATTACTTGGCACATGAACACCGTATCTCAACTGTGGTTCCCACCACGGAGGAGGCGGATATCATTACCAAGTGGTTTCCTCGGGTTGGGGATGTTCGCTATTCACCCATCTATAAAGATGTGGTGTGCAAACATGGTCCTGG